GCTAATCGCTGATGAGGGTATGCGGCTAGACGTGTATAAATGCACGAGTGGGTATTTGACTGTCGGCGTGGGGCATCGCATCATTGAGGGTGATGCAGAACACGGCAAGCCACTGGGCTACACAATTACAGAACGCCGGATGAAGCAGCTATTCGATCTGGACATTGCCATCGTGCGCGAGGATTGTCACCGGCTCTATCAAGATTTCAGCGAGCTACCAGAAGAGGCGCAGCGCATCATTGCCAACATGATGTTTAATATGGGTCTGCCGACTATGAAAAAATTTAAGGGCAAGAAGCGTTGTGTCGATGCGCGTGATTGGGCTGGGGCTGCATTAGAGATGCTCGACAGTAAATGGGCGCGTCAACTCCCCAATCGCTCAGAGAGACTGGTCAAACGTATGCGGGCGCTGGCTGATGGGTGAAGAAAACAAAAAACCAATCCAAGCCAAGATAGGCGAAAATAGTTTTGAGCTTGTGCTGAGGATTTTAGGCAACGAATTTGTGGCTATCAAAATAGGCTCAACAAATTTTAGCGGCAAACTTATTGCCGGGGGTGTGCTGCTTTTGTTTTTTACATTTATGTTGATGGAAGTTTTCGGCCTATCCAGAATGTTAGGAGTTGAGTGATGTTAGCTGTATTAGGAAAAATACTAGGATCAGATAGTGTTATCAGTCAGGGCATGAAGCTCATTGATGATATGCACACCAGCACAGAAGAAGAAATTGCGGCGAAGAGTAAAGCCAAGATTGACTTAATGGGCGCTTATGCACCATTTAAAATTGCCCAGCGTTACCTCGCCTTGATGTTTGGGGCTACGTTCTTGGGCAGCTATGTGCTGGTGCTTGTTATGACAATCACTGGCCGGGGTGACGCAGACGCAGTAACAAAAGTGATGGAACAGTTCACAATAAATTACGCTATGCTTGTGATCCTTGGTTTCTATTTTGGGGCTGGCACAATTGAAAGCATCCAGCAGCGCACTAAAAAATAAAGGGGCTTTCGCCCCCTTATCTACTCAACTACCCTGATCGTTCTGATCTTGCCGGGCGTGTGCGTTAAGATGCCATCCTCGATCAGCTTGTCTAGCTGAAACCTGACGGCAGTTCTAGATCTGCCTATTGCGTAGGCTATTTCGTCCACTGTAGGGCCGAAGCCGTTGTAATGGTGGTAAGCGGCCACCGCGTTAACAACCGGCTTCCACGAGCTTTCTTGGCGCTTTGGCGGCATCAGTCAATCTCCTTTAGCGTTAATGTTTTCTGGCGCATGACAGTCTCAGGCTTGGCAGGCACGACTTTCTCAGGCTGCGCCCGCATCTTGCGAGTAGGCCATTTGACTTGCACCCGGCGATTGCCAACCGAGGCAAAGGCCGTGTCGTGACTGCCCATCGTGTCCATCAAGGCAGCAGTGGCAATGTCGATCTCTCGCTCTGCCATTGACTTGTTAGCCTTTGCCGCCATCAGGTGGTCAACCCACAGTGCATCGTCACCCTCAAGCTCCAATGGCGGTGCGTCAGTATCAACCCGGCCATACGCCGCCACCCCATCAGCCGGTGACACGACTGGGTATTTGTCAATATTTTTTCGGCGATTTTCAAAATCAATAACCGCCTCGCGAATGCGGTTTTGTATTACCTCATCAGCCTGATAAACGAACAGGCGCAGCGTTGTGCTTTGGTATAGAACAGCAACGCAGCCCCATTTATACCCGGTACACATCATCTGACCCTGCAATTGCAGCGGGCCTCGATGCGGTGCCGGGATCTCTTCTGGCCGTGCTGACGTTAGCTTGGCTTCAATCAAGCCAACGCCAGTGGTGTCTATCCAGCCACCCTGCGGCACATAGATACCCTTATCCCAGTTGGCCCTGACAGAGCCGTGACCAACGCCAGTGCCATCAAGACTGGCTGCCAGTGGCAGGTGATCGTGCTGGTATGGCACGGTAATGTCAGTCTCGACATTGGTTAAGGCCAGACGCTCGGCAGCCTTTCGCAATATCATTGGCTCAAAGAAATCGCCCAGTTCCATTGGTTCGTTCTGAGGTATGCGCGTTGGCGGGTTTCCCTCATCAATGCTAATCATTTCCTCAAGCAATTCATTTTGCGTTTGCCACGGTGATGCGTTCAGCAATGTAGCGACCCGGCTGACGCTCAACTGATTATCCGGTGTAAGTTTTCCAACCATTTTTAGCTCCCAAATTTTACCATCAAAGCCCACACGTTGTATTCGGTGGTGATGGCGTTAGTAAAAAACGTGATTACAAATGCTGTAACAAACAGCATCCCGATTGTATCTTTAATCATTAGTTTGCTCCCATTATGTTACGCACAGTGCTGGCGTACCATTGCCCGCCCAGTGCTGTTGGAATGCCAGCTTCGTTTAGCTTGGCGGCGATAGTGCGTAGTGAGGCACCAGCCTCACGCAGCACCGAGACGATAGGCATAGCCTGCTTTGCGGCGACATTGGTACGCGCCACGCGCTTGGCTGCTGATGCCCGGCCAGCAGCGGCAGGGTCAGGCGAGCCGAGCTTGACACCGCGAGCTTTGGCGGCAGCCAGTGCAGCCTTGGTGCGCTCGGAAATCAGCGCACCCTCAAGCTCTGCCATTGCGGCAAACTGCGTTATAAAGAAACGACCTTGTGGCGTTCTGCTGTCAATGTTTGGCATATCAGCAAATGTAAAATTGATGTTTGTGTCTAATAGCTCAAGCGCAAACCTAGCGGCGCGGGTTAAACGATCCATCTTTGCAATAATCAATGTGAAGCCAGTGCGCTTGGCCTCTGCCAATGCAGCGGCAAGCTGCGGGCGTTGGCTTTTCTTGCCGCTCTCGACCTCGGTGTACTCGCCGATGATGTTGTACCCGGCAACGGCTGCGCGTTGTGCCTCAAGGCCAAGACCTGATTGGCCTTGGCGCTGAGTGCTGACACGGTAATAAGCGATGTACTGGGTCATTATGCTGCCGCCTGTTCTGCGGCTGCTTCAGCCCATCTAATTAGCGACAAGCTGCACTTTTTGATTTGGTCATCAGTCATGCCGATTTCGTGGCGGGCAATAAGAACAGCCTCAGCCGCACACTCGTTGCGGATGCCAACACATTTGAGGTATTCACCGAGATCGTCTTTGTCACGAATAGCACAAGAGGCGTGTTTATCGAAACTCTCAGCCATATGCTGTTGGTAGGCATAATCAACGAACGCTTCAATTTGCTTTTTAGTAAGTTTAGTCATCTGTCTGTCTCCCTTTTGATTACTAGTGACTAATAACTATTTAACAATTCTATAGGTATGTTACAAGGGGTATAGGCAAATTATTTTACAAATGTAAGGAAATCAAACAGATGGCCGGGATAAAGAACCAAATGTTAAGGCTCCGCAGCGACACAGTTGACAAATTAAAGACTGTTTTGGACGCATCAGCGCATCGCTCGATGTCTGCCTTGGCCGATGAGGTGCTAGATAAGGGCTTGACCCGGATGCTGATGGAACAAAGCACCGACAAGGCGGCAGAGACAATGCGCTCGCTGGTTAACCGCAATGGTTAATAGCCGCAACAAGGGTGCCAGCTTTGAGCGCGAGCTTGCCAAGCTGTTGTTTGAGGAGCTTGGCTTGACGTTCAAGCGCGACATAGAACAGTATCGCGCAGCGGATCACGGCGATCTGATCTGCGTTGAGATGCCTGACTTTCCCTTCAGCATTGAGGCGAAGCGGTATCGCGCCGGGTACGGCATTCAGCCCGCTTGGTGGGATCAATGCTGCGCTAGTGCATTGGCGACACACAAGCTGCCTTTGCTGGTTTACAAGTACGACCGTTTGCCAATCCGCTGGCGCTTCCCGGTCGCTGCTGTCGCCGGGATGGACAACTACCTGCCAGCGGGTGACATACACGAGCAATACGACTGGCGTTACGCGGTCGAGTGCGACCAGATGACAGCGATGATGATCATCAGGGAGCATCTAGCTGATGCTTAAAATGCTCGATCTATTCAGCGGCATTGGCGGCTTTAGTTACGCTGGCGAAAAGCTGGTCGGTGGCTATGAGACAGTCGCGTTTTGTGAGTATGATAAACACGCGCAGAAGGTCTTGCGTAAGCATTGGCCTGACACAGAAATAATTGATGACGTTAGGGAGTTAGCTAATGACGCAGAACGGTTCAGAGGATCAGTTGACATTATTTGTGGCGGATATCCTTGCCAGCCCTTCTCGCTTGCCGGGGTCAGACGAGGCGATAAAGATGACCGACACCTCTGGCCGGAAATGCTTAGAATTATCCAAGCTGTCAGGCCGACTTGGGTTATTGGAGAAAATGTTGCT